GACTATTTTAAGTGCTAAAAAGTCAAAGGAAGTGAAGGAATTAGAGGAAGTAATAAAAGAACATAAAAAGAAAACAAAAGAAGTAGCAAAAGAAGTAAAAAAATTACAAGTACATAAAAATAAAAATAAAAAAGAAATAACAAATGCAAAAAGAAAACTCACTCGTACTCAGAACGAAATTAAAAAAATGGAAACAGCCTATGAAAATGATGATGTAGATGATGCAGCAGATTTTTTAAGGAAGTTTTCCAAGAGTAAATAATTATATATATGTATATAAGGAGAAATTAAAATGGCAGACAATCCACAATGGGCAGGAACAATGTTCAGATCATTACCAACTGACCAGAGACTTGGAACTTATAATAAGGTAACAAAAGTAACTGCAAATACAGCTGTAGATTTTACGGGCTCAGATGCCGGTGCAGGATTTATCGTTGAAGCTGTAAATAATGTAGTAATACATTGTGCTGGTGGTGGAACTTTACCAGGATCTACTTTAACTGTAGATACCTTATATCCAATTGGAGTAAATAAAGTAGTAATTGGTGGAACTGGTATAGTTCACGTCTTACGTAAGTAATGAATATGAAATATCTATGGATATTATTGCTATCCATCCCTTTATTTGGACAGACAACTTATACTGAAGCAGAAGCATTGGAAATGATTAAACAACGAGATGCTCAATGGGAAAGTAAGTTAGGAAAATTACAATCCATTGATAGTGTAAAGACAATACAGATTGGTCAATATGAAGAATTGATTGGAGAGTTAGTAACTCTATCAAAAACTGATTCTACCTTATTGTCAAAAAAAGATGAACAAATAGAATCTTTGAAGGAACAAAATGAGGCCAACGAAGAATTGGCAAAGTTAGCAAAACCAAGTTGGTATGAAAACAAGTGGCTGTACTTTGGATATGGAGTAGCCGCAGTAACTATTCCAACTTATTTTGGAATTAAAATAGTGGACATAGCAAATTAATGAGTAATATGAAAGAAGTCATTAAAACGGAATATTTAAAATGTGCAATGGATCCTGCATATTTTCTAAAAAAGTATGCTGTTATTCAACATCCAATAGAGGGTAAAATACCGTTTTCTTTATATGAATTTCAAGAAAAAATGGTAAATGATTTTAATAAACACAATTATAATGTTATTTTAAAGGCACGTCAGTTAGGTATATCAACATTAACTGCTGGTTACGCTTTGTGGATGATGACTTTTCAGAGTGATAAGAATATATTGGTTATTGCAACTAAACAAGACACCGCTAAAAACCTTGTAACAAAGATTCGAGTGATGCACGCAAATTTACCGAATTGGGTAAAGTCAAATTGTGTTGAGGATAACAAATTATCATTAAGATACAGTAATGGTTCACAAGTAAAGGCAATCGCGAGTACAGAAGAAGCAGGTCGTTCAGAGGCACTATCTTTATTGATACTTGATGAAGCAGCATTTATTGAAAAGATAGATATGATATGGACTGCTGCACAAAGTACTCTTGCAACTGGTGGTCAATGTATTGCATTGTCTACCCCGAATGGTGTTGGTAATTGGTTTCATAAAGTTTGGGTTGATGCTGAAGAAGGAGAAAGTGATTGGAACTTTATAAGACTTCATTGGTCATTACATCCAGATAGAGATGAAGAATGGAGAGAAGAACAAGAGAAACTTTTGGGACCGTCAATGGCAGCCCAAGAATACGATTGTGACTTCATCACTTCAGGTCAAACTGTAATTGATGGTGTTATTTTGGAAGAATACAGAAGTACACAAATTGAAGATCCAGTAGAAAAAAGAGGAATGGATAGTAATTTATGGGTTTGGAGACAACCTGATTATACCAAGAATTATGTAGTAGCTGCTGATGTTGCTCGTGGTGATGCATCAGACTTTTCTGCATTTCATGTAATAGAAATAGAGGGTATGGAACAAGTAGCAGAATACAAGGGGAAAATACCTACCAAAGATTTTGGTAATTTATGTATGAACACTGCTATGGAATATAATAACGCATTATTGGTTATTGAGAATTCAAGTATTGGTTGGGCTACTATTCAACAAGTTATTGATAGAGAGTATGATAACTTATTTTATACGAGTAAAGATTTACGATATGTGGATGTTGCAAGACAAGTCACAAACAGATACAGACATAAAGATAGACAAATGGTCCCAGGGTTTAGTATGACTATGAAAACAAGACCATTAGTAATAGCAAAATTAGAAGAATATTTTAGAGAAAAATCAGTTATCGTTCATTCTGATAGATTGATTGATGAATTATTTGTGTTTATATGGCACAACAATAAAGCCCAAGCTATGGAAGGATACAATGATGACCTTCCAATGAGTTTGGCGATAGGATTGTGGGTAAGAGATACTGCACTTAGATTAAGTGCAGAAGGAATCGCTTTACAAAAGACAGTTCTAAATAAAATGTTAGATTATGAACCACTTTACACACCAACAGAGGAAAAAGCCGAAGGTTGGGAGTGGGATGTACATGGTGAAAAAGAAGATCTAACTTGGTTAATAAAATAATAAGAGGATAAAATGGCAAATACAAGTTTAAGAGCAAGACTACAACGATTATTTTCCACAAATGTCATTGTAAGACATGCAGGTGGAAAAATGTTAAAAATTGCTGATACTGACAGAGTTCAGGCAGCAACAAGAAATCGTATGGTAGATAGATGGTCAAGGCTCCATTCTAATTTAACAACGGGTGGATATGGACATGCACAGGCAATAAGTTTTCAGGCAGAAAGATTGTCTCTATTTAGAGATTATGAAGAAATGGATGCAGATGCAATTATATCAAGCGCTCTTGATATTTATGCAGATGAATCTACAATGAAATCAGAATATGGAGATGTTTTAGAAATTAGATCTGAAAATGAAAATATTCATGATATTCTACATAATTTATTTTATGATGTATTGAATATAGAGTTTAATCTTTGGCCGTGGGTTCGTAACCTATGTAAATATGGAGATTTTTATCTCTATTTAGATATTAAAGAAAAGTATGGTGTTACAAATGTAATTCCACTTTCAGCATACGATGTAACTCGTATTGAAGGTGAGGATCCAGAGAATCCATATTATGTTCAATTTGTAGTTGAAGAAGGTGATACAAGACATACTGGTCGTATGCATGGACAGAAGGAATTAGAAAATTTTGAAATAGCACATTTTAGATTACTTTCAGATGCAAACTTCATACCATATGGAAAAGGTATGATTGAAGGAGCCCGTAAGATTTGGAAACAATTAAGTCTTATGGAAGATGCTATGTTAATTCATAGAATCATGAGAGCACCCGAAAAGAGAGTGTTTAAGATTGATATTGGTAATATTCCACCTGCAGAAGTTGATAATTTTATGCAGAAGATTATTACTAAGATGAAAAAGGCACCCGTAATTGACCAAAACACAGGTGATTACAACTTAAAGTATAACATTCAAAATCTTACCGAGGACTTTTTCTTACCAGTACGTGGTGGAGATAGTGGAACTCAAATTGATAATTTAGCTGGATTGACATATGAAGCCGTAGATGACATTGAGTATCTTCGTAATAAGTTAATGGCAGCATTAAAAATTCCAAAGGCGTTTCTTGGGTATGAAGAAAATGTTGGTAGTAAAGCAACATTAGCAGCAGAAGATGTTAGATTTGCACGTACTATTGAAAGAATACAAAGAATTATTACAAGTGAATTAACAAAGATTGCAATCGTTCATTTATATTCACAAGGATATACAGATGAAGAACTTGTTAATTTTGATTTAGCATTAAAAAATCCATCTACGATATATGAAGAAGAAAGAATTGAATTGTGGAACAATAAACAAAGTCTTGCTACAAGTATAATGGACGCCAAGATAGCAGATACAGAGTGGATATATGATAATATTTTTAAGTTTACTGAAGAAGATAAAAAAGATATAAGACTCGGTATTATTAAAGACCAAAAACGGAAGTTTAGATGGTCTCAGATTGAAATGGAAGGTAATGACCCAGTTCAGACTGAAGAAGCAGTTGGAACACAAGGAGCAATGATGGATGCAGGTGGTGCAGAAGGTGGAATGCCAGGAGTACCTGGAGCACAACCACCTGGAGCAAGACAAGGAAGAAGTGGTAAAGAATTGAACTTAAAAATACCAGAAGATGGTTGGCCAGGAAGTGGTCGTCCAGGAGAAGGACCTAAACACGGAAAAGACTCAAGTATAAGGGGTCGTGATCCACTCGGAGCACACGATAAGAGAAAAGGTGGTAGTGGTAGTCCAAAATATGGAGTTGCGTTGGCACATTATGACGCATTGAAGCAAAGTTTAGGAAAAGTGAGTCGCGAAGATAGAAAAATCTTGGTTGAAACGACTGATGTGGAAGAAGAATATAAAAGCGAGGTATCTTCATCTTTAAGTGATACTTAAACGATGAATTATTAGAAGTTTTTATATTTATAGATGAAGAAATATACTTATTTAGGAGCATAGATTATGGCCCAACGTGTAAAACACTCGAAGATAAAGAATACGGGAATTCTTTTTGAATTAATATCCCGTCAGATCACTGTTGATGTGATGAATGGTGAAGACAAAAGTAAATCTGTAGAGATGTTGAAAAAATTCTTTAATGAGAAAACAGAACTCGGTAAAGAAAATCAATTATATCAGGTTTTGTTAAAAGAAAACTATAATTCTACTCGGAAGGCAGAAAAATTGGTCGATGCCGTATTGAGGGCTAGAGAAAAATTACAGAATAAAAAACTTCGTAATGAAAAATATAATCTCATTAAGGAGATTAAAAGGAATTATGTTGTAGAAGATTTTTTTAGAGCACGAATTCCTAATTATAAAGTATATGCTTCTATTTATAAGACCTTTTTAGCAGAGACAACTCCAGTATTTAATCCAGTAGATGAAGTAGATAGTAATTTTTCTATTATAGAACATATTACTCGTAACAAAGTTAAACCACGTGATACAGATAGTAAAATGATTTCTGAATTTAAGAAGGAAGATAAAGATTTAAGATTACTTTCTTATCAGTTGATGGTGGATAATTTTAATGGTAAATACAAGAGTCTTAATTCTATGCAAAGAAATTTATTGAAAGAATATGTTAATAACATTTCTAATACTAATTCGTTAAGAGAGTTTATAAACACTGAAGTAGTGAAAATAAAACAGATTCTTAATAAAATTTTACCACGAGTTACTGATGACGTAACAAAAATAAAATTAACAGAGGCAATTAAACAAACAGATTCTTTACAAAAAGGTAAGATTGTCAAAGACAAACAGGTTGTGGCTTTAATGAGATACTATGAACTCATCAAGGAACTACACAATGTCACAAGTTAAAGAAAATTTATTTCGTAAACTTGTTCGTGAGTTAGTTAGACAAGAATTAGACGAAGCCAATTCTACTTCAAGTGTAGGTGGAAGTTACAATACACCACATGCATTTGGTGGTAGTAATAAGAAAGGTAAAGGTAAGGGCAAGGCCGGTTACACGGGAGGTCATGATGATCCAACTGATGGGACTGGTCATTTTATTGCTAGAGACCCAGATTTGAGAGGTGGAAACGAAGGTAAAAAAGGTAAAAAGTATATGAGTGAGGGAAGATATCACGCTTGGAGAAATGATGGTACTTTAACTCCCAAACAAAAAATTGGAATGGCCATGAGAGAAACTCGTGATAACCTTACAGAGTTAGAACGAGTTGTGAGATATAATGTTAGATTAAAGAACGAAATGAAGGTTGATTCCAGAGATTATTGGAAGAACACTCATAAGGCTTTAAGTAAAATAAGCGAGAGGTTAGTTAAATTAGCTAATAAGGTTGGTCAACTACATTAAGTCATGCCTTTCGAAAAATACAGAAAGTCCTATATGGACTCTTTGTACAGTATTTCGACTCTATTAAAACGGTGGCACACAGAGATACAGAACAAAGACGTTAGTAAGAATTATATGATTGAAAAATTAACCGAGTGGATTAAAAGACTCGAAGATTTGAGGCATGATATTATGATGAGGAAAGATAAGTGATTAAACTTAAAGATTTATTACTTGAAAGACTTTCAGAAGAAATGAGAGAGTTGAAACTTTATATTGATAATGACGCTAGTTTATATCGTCAAAGATATATGCCGATATTGAAGAATTTGTCGAAAAAGAAGAAAAAAGGACAATATCGTAAAGGTCTTGCTTCAAAAGCATTTATGTATATGATTGATGATGGAGCAAAACGATATGTTAAGTCTTATGGTGGAAATGTAAGAGATACTTTTCCAAAAAGACAAAGACAGATGTTGGCACAAGATTATGTCGATGAATTTGAAGAAACTTTCAAGAATCAAGAATTTGATTTTATGAGATAGGAGATTAAAATGGCAAAACTAAAAGATTTAATAAACGAAAGTAAATTTCTCAAACGAGAGTTTGGTGAACCACTTCCTACTTTTAAAGGTGTAATGAAACAATACCAAGTCAATAAATTAAAAGAAAATTGGTGGGATGATATGGATGCAGCATCACAAGCACAATATATAAAAGACCATCCTGGTTCTCAACAAGCACAACAGGCCGATGATGGTGGTGGAGAACCCGAAGATAAACCATTTGGTGGAGATACAGGAAAAGATGCAGATTCTGGTGGTAAGGGGTTTACAAAATCTGGTAAGTATGGTGATCGTGGTAATGTAAGAGGAGGGGACCAAAGAAATTTTGGAGAACCTGATGATGAAGAGTACTTCAAATCAATGATGAGCAGAACTGGTGATGAGTTAACCAACGAAACTCTTATGATTGACGGTAAACAATATAAAAGGATTTAGGAGTAATATAATGGCAAGACAATTAATAGTAGATTATCTACCCTTTGAAATTACAAGAGAACAGATAGCTGAATCTCTTAAAGAGAATAATGGTCGTTTAATCGTTCATGGTGTATTACAACGGTCTGACGCCAAAAACCAAAATGGTAGAGTATATCCACATGGAATATTACAACGAGAATCTAAAAAATATGCAGAAAATTTTGTAGTCCAAAAACGTGCGATGGGTGAATTAGACCATCCCGAAAGTTCTGTAGTTAATTTACAGAACGTATCTCATAATGTAACAGAAATGCATTGGGAAGGTAAGAATTTAATTGGTTCAGTTGAAGTTCTTGCTC